TTCATGGTATTACCCGCCATCTTATTTGTACTATCTTCTAACGACATAGACCCTAATTCAACATCAGTTCTACTTGAAAGCTCCCCACGCATCCAAGAGTTCGTGGTGAACTTTGGAGGATGGGCTCTTTCACCACAATCCCTACAATAAAACCAACCTCCATCATTGGGATGGTCACAATGTTGACATTCAGACACTAAGCTCCACCAACAACTACAGTAAGTATTCTATCTCCACGTAATTGAGTATGTGTGATAGATAAAACTTTGTTATCAGATGAATCTAAAGTATCTATATGGTCTTTTATATCTCTTGCCATTGACCCAACGGCCGCAGTCTCTATATTAGGAACAGCATCATGAATAAATACTTTTACTTTAACATTTCCATAAACAGCCATAATTTCTCCAATTTTAAAATTCTTAGTAGATTTGGGGCAGACCCTTTATACGACCTACCCCACAGTTCTACAAAACTGTCACCCTTTCGGATTATTACTATGCTATAGTAGTAGCATTTGCGGAAAAGTCACTGTCACTCAGGTCTTTAACANATGCTTGAACATACCATCTCGTTCCATCTGTCCAAAAGTCTGCAAAGTCGCCTGGTGTTCCAGCCGCAGTAATAACGAAAAAATCGTCATTAGCAACTAAAAAATTACCAGCCGCACCATCGACTTCATGTACTTGACCTATATTAGCCAGATTTGTTCCACTACCCATATCAACATTGATAATCTGGTTCATGCTACCATCAGTAGCTGCAGCATCTTCCGTTGCCATTACCTTGCAATACCAGCCTGAGCCAGCATTTGCTAATGTCGGAAGAGTTACTGTAGTCTCCGCAGTCGGATTGACTAAGACGATAGACCCACTATCTTCAGCAGTTAATGTGATATCAGCTACAACCCTTTTGATTTTTAATCTATGGTTACTAACACTACTATTGATTTCTAGATAATCAGCTCTCATAATTAACCTCCTTACAAGTCTTCAATGAGGTATAACATATGAGACTCAGGTAATGTCACTTCAAGACCAGCTTCAGTAAGAATCATGTCTTTGCGAAGGTCTTCATCGTCAGATTGAACATTAGTCGTAATAAAAGTATCACGATTAACCCCATTTCCGACAAGAGGACGATAAGCAAGTTTGCTCATATCAGCAAACAGCATAAATCCACTTGAAATGCCACGGAACAGAGGCTCTTTTACAAGATGCAACGTTCCATGAACGGTCTCGATGGTCATAACCTTATGTCCAAATGCTCCTTGAGCAGCTTCAAAATTATACCTATAAGGCATATTAGAAGTTGAACCAATAGAAGCATCCATAAATGCACCGTCACCGAGTTTATTAAAGAAAGTAATTACTGGTAGACTAGCGAGGACAAGTCTGTCTCCGCTTCCACCCCTTGCTGGGTCAAACAACACTTCCAAATCACCAAGCAATAAATCATAAGTAAGATTAGCATTTGCTTCCACTCGGAAGTATGCCTTACCAGATGAATNACTAAGTGCGGTTGTATGAGTTGTTTGAGCTGTGGAATTAACTAAAATATTTCCACATAGCCCTTCTGTATACTGTACACTCCCCTGACGCGCTTTTTGTGAAAAAAGCATGGCACGTTCAATATCGACCTTATGCTCACGGAGCTTAAGTGCCCAAATACGTTGCCACTCATTCGCATATCCGCGATATTTTGTAGCAATTGCTGTATTTGTCATTTCAGCCGCAGTTTTGAAAATCTGCGTGTATCCGAAGTTGTCGTCTATTTCACTTGACCAAACGTCTGGAGAACCAGTACCTTCAGCATAGGCAGTACCAATAACCTGGCATCGGTCATCATCAGAGATAACTGCATAACCAGAAATTCCACTATTGGAAAGACTGATAACCTTACCAGTAAATGACGTAATACTTCCCCCATCAACTGGGGTAGAATCTACTCTCACTATTGTTTGGGCTCCTTCAGCCGCTTCTACCGCAAACACCATTCCTTTGATTAACCAATCAATAGAAGCTGCNGGCGTTGCCGCATCAGCTACTTGAAAGGAATAACTTGTCCCAGCAGCAACTGTGCCAGGCGCGTTTGCCATGTAAAAACTGCGACTAGTCCAATCAATCTTGGAACGGTCTTCCAGATAACGGAAAACCGAATCGTCAGTNGGTACTTTACTTACCTTGCTTAAGTATACAAAAAAGGGCGATTCTTCTGGTGAGAGGTCTGCTACTCTGTCTCCAAAGTTATATAATCGTCTTACATCAGGCGTAGTACCATGGGCAGCCGCGTGACTATATGACGAAGCTTGGACGACATCCGTAGATTTTACTCCACCTTGATTAATTGCCATTTTACACTCCTTTGTTATTTAAGATTTACGGTAATCTTCCATGAACATTTGCCCCCATAACTCCTTCCCAAACTGACTCCTCCTCATTTTTTGGACGAGTTCTTGAGTCTTGGCCTTGTATGGCCCCAGGACTTGGGGGAGCTTTCTTGGAAGCTCTTACCGCTTCAAGTGAGTCGTAAACGCCTTGAGATGCTTTTTTACCGTTGACATCCTGCCAAAGTTTTACAAGGTTATCCAAACCGACATTTTCTTTCGGTTGGGTAACGAACTGTAAAAATTCTTTAACATCGTCATCGGGCATCTTATGAACGTTCTTTAACTCATTTATTGTGTTATTCAAGGCAATATTCTCATTCATTTGAGACATATGGCCTTCAATAGCACGTGACACCGACTGATTCTCCTGAGATACTCTCATTTGATAAGACGGCGAATCCGGCTTGTAATAGGCGTCCCAAGGATTAAATTCTTCCTCGGATACCTGTGGAACTTGTTCTCTCTGCTGATTAACAGTTGCGGCCTGATTGTTCTGCTGCATCTCTACCGCAGTACCAAGAGCATCTTCAAGCTTAGTCAAACTTGACTGTGACTTATCATATAATGATTGCCACTTTTTGCTTTCGTCCTCCCAGTCTACGTGTAAAGTCTCGCTATCCGAAACAGGCTGAGTGACACCTTCGTATCCCGACTCAGTAAATGCACTATTATCATCAGCAAAAGGATTGGTTTCATCAGTCCCAGCTATAACGTCATCAATAACGCCCTCGCTGGAATTTGCTTCAGCTATGTAATCTTCCATGATTCTCCTTTCTACAATGTTTCGAGTTCTTCAGGAGCAGAACCGGCGCCTTCTTGCATGTTTTCTACAATAGGCTTCAATTTCTCCAACTCGAACTTCACTGTATCGGCAAACTTATTTGTTTGCACTTTCTTTTCTGCTTTCGCGTCTGACCGTACTTCAGATAAGTCTCGTTTGAATTTCTCAACCGCAACTCTCTTCTTGTCTTGGACAGACTCCCTTTGTGCCGTTTGCAGGTCTCCCCGCAATTCTTTAACTTGCTGTTGCAACTGTTCATTAGCTTGTTGCAACTGAGCAATTTCACTCATTCGTGACAAAATACTTTCTTTATCGAATATCTCTGGATTCTTCTTCAATACTTCTGTTCTATCAACCAACCCGGCCTGGTAAGCTTCAAAGTATACACCATACTCAGCCCACTTACTTGTTGGTAATGTAGAACCTGGTTCAATTCTAACGTCATGTTGTCCAATATTGTTCCTGTCTTTTGCAATATCAATTACTGTTTGATTCATATCGCTGTACAACATATTCACAGATACTTCATTAATATTGTTATTTGGTTGTATCAATCGAAACATCTTTTGGAATGTATAATGACCCTTAGAGAATGAATACAACAACCTTCCAATAATATTAACACTAAATTCAATATCCCTTAATTTTGACTTTGGACGCTCAGAACCTAACATCATCATACGTTCCGTACCACGAACTGTATCAGGAGCTTTCTCAGCAAATCCATGCATCATCTCAGGAAGACCAAAGATAAAATCTATATAAAACTCAGCTTGTTCAATCAACCGATAGAACTCAGAAGCTAACGGTGTTGGAGCTGGATAATGTGGTTCACCCTGAGAAGTATCAATTTCAATGACTGCATTNGGATTTGCCCAGTCTCTTTCTAACTGGTCAAGTCCATTGATAGCACTTCCCAAAGGAACTAAAAGTTTTAACCCGGCAGAAGCTTGAGCGTGTGACAAAGCTAGAGACCATAATTTATTAAGTAGTCTCTGCATTGGTCGAGTTCTTGATACATCCGATTTTGGATACGGAGTACCTGACCATATATTCGGTAAAGGAACAATAGGATAAACATCAGTATTGAGAACAGTTTCATATAGAACAACCTCACCAACAGTCGCGACAACACCAATGCGAGTCTGAAGAACTTCTTCAAAACTCATTAACCCACGCTCAAACACACCGGGATTTTCTTTTAGAAAGGTAGCGAACTCTTCATCACTAAGAACCATTTCTTCACCACTACGTGAATCGACTACACGATAAAACGGTACTTTGGTCTTAAAGAACCTTTCAAGTATTTGATATTTTTCAGAACTAAAATTATCTAAATCTTTCGCTTCAGCGGGAGTCTTTATAGACATAGTATTCTTATTCTGAGCTTCTGGGAAATCTTCTTCTGAGTATGAAGAAATCTCCTCAATGAGACCTGGTACTAATTCTCCAGTCTCCTCATCTATCTGGGCCCCTAAGAACGGATATAAATTAACAATTTGGTCACCAGTCAGAATAGTCGATAATATAATTGAATCAGCATCCTGAAAAAATCTATCGCGAGACGATGGTGGTACATAAACACGGAACGGATTAACTGAAGTAAACTTAACCTCGCCCTTTCCAAAGTCTGCTTCATGGTCAATATAAACATATAAATATCCGAGCCCCGTAACAGCGTAATCATGAATAGCATCCTTCATATGGACATCGCCGCTTGATACCTGCCANACATAACCCAATATTGTTCTCCAAGCAGAAGCTACCTTAGTATCAGAGTCTTCTCTTGGAATTGCTGTAAATACAGGAGGTTTCGCTGTAATAACGCTTTTTAACTTTTCAATAGCAGGTGATATCCTATCCATTGCAACGTCTGCCTGATTCCGAGATTGAAGTTCCTCAGANTCAGCGTTAGAAAAGTGGTTGCCATGATAGAAATCTATATCACTGCGAGCTTCTATTTCCCAATCAGCTCGAGCATCCCGCCACCGCCTATGCAGTTCTTGGTTCTCTTTTGCTGATGGATGTTGTTCTAATGCCATATTAATGTGACTTACGCTTGGAGGTTAAATTAAATATAAATACATTGCAATCAAAGGAAAAAACGCTAAAATCGTCTAAAAGTTCCATTTTATCGCCTAGCACCTGTCATCCAGTTGTAATATCCCTTTAATTTGCTACCACCTTTCTTACCAGAACGCATCTCAGTTACAGAGATTGCAGTACTGAGTGGNGCCTTTGAATAATAGTCTGCATANTATAATCCATCCATAAGGTCATCATTCTTAGGAACAGGATGTTCAAACATCTCATCTACCAATTCAGTCATTTCCCTACGAATATATAATTTTTTACTATTTACAATCGGGCCAAGTGAAGTTTCTAATCTATCAGCCTTTTTTATACCTGATGGTGGTTTTACACCCTTAAAGATTCCTGGTATCAATCTTCTGTCGGATGCAGCCATTCTTGTAACCATATCACGTACCATCTCCTGAGCAGCAACTGTTTCTATGGTAACTCGTCTTACAGGAGTATATTTACGAGCCATATCGATAATTTTNTGTGGTAAATCAAATGTTGGTATTCTTTCACGATAATACTCTAGTACATACCGATTCTTGTTAGCATCAACCCCAATTACCATAATAACCTGAAAATCAGAACGTTGTGTTGCTGTAGCCGCTATATCAACCCCAATATAAACATTAATTGGTATTGCTTCATTTCGGAGTATAAGATACGAATAATTATCAATCGACTTAAATGCTCCATCATGATACTGTATTCTATCTGTTTTGAACGCTGCTGATGATAAATCACGAGCATCATTCATATATTCCTGTGCAAACTTGTTTACAAGACCAGCTTCTATAAATTCCCGTTTTTTAGACTCTAACTTGGAAACTGGGAACTGTTCAGGCCAAATAGACTTCCCATCGTGTAATGCCCGATAAAATGTCACATCCCAAGGATATTCACGCTCTTCACGTTTTGCAAGTTT